TCGCACGGGTCGGTCCTGGACACCGTGCCAACCGCAGGCCGCAGCAATGGCCACGTCACCATGACTGCGGCCTTTGGCAGACTCGTCAGCCGTGTTGGCTGAGCCGGCATGGATCAGGCTGCCGTTGCGGTACACGTACTGGCCACACTCCTCGAGGATGATGCTCGAGCGGATCACGCACTCTCCAACAGACATGGCACGCTGCATCTCGCCCAGGATGGCCTCGCCCTTGTCGGAGTTGTGGTAGCCCGGTTTCTGGGTCTTCTTGCGGAACCCAACCAGCTCGACGTTGCGGTAGAACAGGTTGGTGTAGCTGATGCGAATCAGCTCCTTCATGAAGGTCGCACCCAGGGGACCGTTGACCTCGGGCACGAGGTAGGCGTTGTTGAACCAGCGGCCGGTGGCCACGGCCAGGCCCGCGAGCTGGTCAGGTCGCATGGTGTTTGAGATCCACTCGGCAACCTGCTCACCGGTCTGCACGTTGAAGATCACCATGGCCGAGTTGCTCGAGAAGCTGCCCCCCGTACCGGCCGAGATGTCTATGCCAATGGCGTACATGTCCCCATCAGGCAACTGGCCATAGGCGTCAGGGTTCACCCACAACCGGAACGGCCCGTTGTCCTTTTGCGACCAGACAGCCTTGTAGGTCTCCGAGTCGTAACCCAGGACGCCACGCATGAACGGCTCGCGAATGGTCGTCTGACGCAGGTGATCTATAAGAGTGCCGTCAAAGTAAGAGTAAGCAGCCCCGCCAAAACTGCGGTCCAGTTCCGCCGCAATACTCTGGGGGGTAGCGAGCGGACGTTTGCACTCCCAGTCGTAGTACGGGCTTCGGGTCTTGCCGTCAGCCACGAACGGGTAGTCCTCGGGAAACTCATACTCCTCATCCAGTATCTGGAGCTTGCCGTCTTTTGAGGTGTAGAGTCCTGTCCTTTTTTGTGGGTCATCTTTCCAGTCCAGAGTGATCTTATCCATGTTGGAATCATCATCATTGATGAGGTCGTAATAAGCGCCGGCGGGACCACGCTTTCGGGACGGCGTCGAAATGACAATACGGCACGGTGTCACGTGCTGCGTACTGTCATGAGCGGCGTAGTCCTCGCCGGCTTTGAACGAATGAAACTCGTCGAGAATGAAGAACAACTTGCGGCCACCACGACCCACATCCCCGACGGCCGAGTACCCGACAATGCTCGAGTTGTTGTCGAGATTGGTCAGGGAGTGGTTGCTGGTCTTACGCTCCCACCCGGTGGGGTTCAGCCAGGTGGGGACGTGATCCCTGACAAAGTCGAGCTTGGACATCAGGGAGTCAGGGTCGTCGGGGTTGTCCACGGCTGACTCGGTCCTGGAGACCAAACCTATCTGGCTCCACTCCTTGAACCGCCAGTACCAGTCCGCGAGATAGAGACACATCCACGTGGCCCCGGTGGCCCGGCTCTTGTGAATGCCAACGTCCCGAATGCCCACAGCTTCCTGCATCCGCAGGATGGCGTCGTCCTGGTACTCGTAGGTCAGGAAGGGGATGACCTTGGGTGCGTCACCGACGGCACGAGGCTCGAGCAGCCAACCGAACACGTTGATGTAGAACAGGATGTCCCTGCTGCACATCATCCACAGCTCGCTACGCTGCTCGAGGTCCTCGGTGCCAAGCTGGATCATCCACTTGCGGAACTCCAGGTTCTTGCAGCGGTCCTTGGGGACCAGGCTGTAGTACTCGGTTGTCACTCCCCCTCCTTGAGAACCTCACGGCTCTTTCTGAGAGCGGAAGACATGTCAGCCAGCTCGGCCCTGTAACGGATCCCCGTGGCCTGTTCCTCGTCAACCAGCTTCTCCTGGACGTAGTCAAGGAAACGTGTGGCGGTGAAGACCAGTTTGCGGAGAAGGGCACGCGAGTCCTCGGGGTCTATCTGGCGAACAAACACCGGGGTCTGCTCACCGACATACGCCCCGACCGTATTGAACTCAAAATACTCCACGGCCTCCTCGTAGGTCATGCCGCCCTGCACGAGGACCGTGATGCAGCGGTCGTAGTCATAGACCGCTCGGGGTTCCATGCCGGCCGCGTGACCAATGAGGGCCTGGTCAAAACCGTCAGCCAGTAGTATCTCGTCCTCGCTCCCAAGCAGGCTCAGGAGCTTCTCCACCGTGGAACTGAAGGAGCTTGTCAACAATTGCGAGTTTTTCTCTGCCGTCATCCCTGATCACCTTTTCCGTTTCGGCCTCCTTGCCACTCTTTGAAAAGAACCGTAAAGCCATTTCCATGAACTTGGCTCTTGCTTCACGCCCGTACTCGAGCATGAACCACGCCCCACCACTCGGTGCGTCTTTGGCTTTGACACCTGTGTTTCCTATGTTCCTGTAAGCCCACTCGAAGTCGCCGGCAAAGGTGGCCTCCTCGGAGCGACGGGCCAGGGCCTCCAGCTCCTGCTCAGCCTTGCGGGCCGCATAGGACTCCCGCTCGGCCTTACGCTCTTTCTCGAGCTTGGCCATCTTGCGTTCCATCTTCTTCTCGAGCTGCTCACCGTGTTTCTTCTTCCACTCTCGCTCCTGCTTGGTCTTACCCTTCTTGGACAGCACCTCGGGGATCTCGGGCTGGGGGTCCAGCAAGGGGGGGAAGTAACTCAATGCCTTGTAGAAAGCCTCGTCATCATCAAGGTGCTGCTTCTTCTTGTATTCACTCCGCAACTTGCAGAAGTCAGGCCACCGCTTCTCCTGGCGTAGACGCTTCATGGCGTCCTTCTTGGCCTCGAGGTAAGGCACCTCCTCGCCGGCCACCTTGTCCTTCACCATCTCGCGGTGCGCGAAGTCACTCAATTCACCCATGTTTCAATACATCCCGCTTTCATCATTCAGCACCTCACCGGTCCAGCCAACCAGCATGGCACCCTCGGGAACTTCCTCGCCTTGCCCCACCACAACGCTCTTCTTGACCAGTGGATGATTCTTGAGATGACCAAATACCAGCTTGGCTTCTGCTTCCCCGTATTCCCCGAATACGGCACTGACACAGTTAAGTATTCCAATAGCCAGATAATCATGGACTTGCAGGAAGCCCAAGTCTTTGAACTCCTCGGTGTGACACGTGGTGTTGCTACCACCACGGGCATTGATCTCTATGGTCACCTTAAAATGACTAGTCTTGTCCGAATAGATTTCCTCAAGTTCACTCCTCGGCATCAACTCACCCTTTCAACTATCAACCTCTGACCAATAAGACGACCAGTAGCACCGGTGTTCCTCGGGATCTGTCCACCACTCACCATTCAGGTCAAGGTGACGACGGCGGTGACACTCGCGACAAAGCACTGCGTAGTCCTCGGCAACCTCGTGACCCACACGCCGGTAGCTGACGTGGTGACACTCCAATGCATGAGAGACAACACCACAGTCCTCGCAGCAACCACCAGAACGCATGCGAGCCGAGTTCCTGGCTTCCTGCACCACTGCAGCTCTACCAGACAAGGTGCTAACCATCATCCTGCTCACAATGAGGACATGTATCCATAGAAGCACTGTAATAAGCACCACACTTGTCACACTTCTTGCACATTACCAGTCCCACAACACAGTGCAGTAACTCGACAAAACACCAACCTGTACACCAACCAAAGCGCACATTCCCATCTCACTCCACCGACGACACCAATTCCACAATAACCCTGTTATCCCCAATGACAAAGATGTTCCAATTACCTTGATGCCAGCAAAAGCAGGTGCCCCATACTCAAACACCACAAAACGTGCTAATGGGTTCATCTCAAATAACCGCAAACTCTCCACATCATCCAAGCTGCGGTAAGTGTCATATCCACTCACCAAAGCAACAAAACACCACATCAATACAAACAACCTCAACCCCGCTCCTCCCGCTCTATCAAACGCTCCAGGTACCACTGAGCCTTACGCAAATCCTCAACCGGCTTGCCCTTGTGACGGTAACGGCTCAGGTACTTCAACACGTTCCCCTCAAAGTATCCCAACCCCAATCCCTCAATAGCCTGGACAGTCTCCAAGCTCCCAGAACGGTAGTGCTTAGGTCGGTTTACAGGGTCATTACTCATAGTTACCTGTCTTAACATCCGGATTTGGTGTGGTTTTGGTGGGGCTATATACGAAGGGGAGCCTGCGGCGGGCCGGGGGGTCGGTTCGGATCCTGAGCAACGGGGGGGGTGTTGCATTTTGCTACAAGAAATAGACGAGTTTCTGCGGGGTTGAGGGGGGGCAGACGGGGCCGTGCAAACATGGCCTCTAGACGGTGGGATTCTCAGCCTCATCAGGCCGTCTGGTGCAGCCTGTGAGGCCATGTGATGAGTCAACTGGTGGTGCGTGTCGAGGTGGAATGGATACCCCACACAACCCCACAGCCAACCACACCACACACCCCCACCACAGCCCCTCCGAGCCTCCACACAGCACCTCAATCTGAGCACCTGACTGGCCATCTGAGAGACACGGTCGAGCAGCCTCCGACGCAGTCGGGGGATGTTGAGACCCCGCCCTTACCCGGCTGACCTGACTGAGCCACTGGCCCAGTCTTCAGGTCCTGATCCTCCACATTCTTCCGAGGCAGTGTCGGGGTCTGCCGACCTCGGTGTGACCGGTTTGGTCGTGCCTGATGTGGCCACCATTCTGGCCACCGCTTTGCCCCGCAGGGCGAGTGGTACGGGCACCGTTTAACCACGACCGGCCAGCGTCCCGGCTGACCGACTGCGGCCAGTGTACAGGCCCAATCTCAGCACCTGGAGGGAAAAATAATGCTGATCCAGAAAAAAACTTAACTCGTGATAATTAAGTTACTTACGTTACAGTGAGACACAGTAATTCCAACAAAATGCTAACTTTACGCTGTACATCCTGACGACAGGACACTAGGGTCACTTTCACCGGGGGGCAAAGCCTGCCCCCCACAAACCCAGACGAGGAGTTGAGACATGCTGACAACCGAACCGACCACGCTGCGAAATGGGGCGACTGTGCTGGCCCGCCATCCGAGTAAATCACTGGGCTGCGGAGACGTGGTCTTGTGCCAGAGTGGTGCCGAGTTTGTGACGTGGGTCTTGGATTCAGAAGGGCACGCACACTGGGGCCACTATCACCCGACGCGGTCTTTCACCGACCAGCCCAACCCGGTCAAGGCAGCCCTACAGCGGGCCGTGGGTGATTTCCTCGACCGAATTGTGGAGCCGAGCAACAAAGAGCAAACAGCAGAAATCATGTTGCGACACCTCTACAAGCCTGTAGAAGTCGCGGACAAAATCATCTCCGAGATGAGGGATACTGACACAACCCAATCCTGAGCCGAAACGCCCCACACGGGGCTTCGCGGGGATCCGGCCTACCCCGCCTGATGAGGCAGGCCATTCACTGACCCTGATGAGGAGTTGAGACCATGAGTGAGAACCAGACACCACCAGAATTCACCAGCTTTGAAATAGGAGCGCGTGCAGAATTCATGCAGTCCGACGGCACACGCTATTTCCTTGATGCAAATGCAAATGATCTGCGCAGGGAACCCATTGCGGAGTGGACTGAGGCCCGGGCAGACCTCTTGCTCACGACGCACCACACCATCTCGGGACTCACGGATGAGGGCGGGGTCTGTAGGCTGTTTGAGTTACAGACTGAAGCATACGCCCGTGAGGTTCTCGGGACGCTGTCTGTAGGGGACGACGGGGCGACAATCTTGATTGAGTCCTACGGCGAGCTTTTGGAGACCGCTGACGCACTCGGATGGGACTCTGAGTCGCAAGAACACGACTGCGGCTACAAGAGAGATGAGGAAGGCGAGTGGTCTGATTCGGCAGCCGACGCGCTCGAAGAGGCTGCGGAAGAGTACATCCAATCACGTGGATTGAAGGTTGTCTACGAGGAGGACTGAGGACCCCCAACCGCGCACACCTGGAATTGGGTGTGCCGGATTGGTGGCCCTTTTGAGGCTGATTTTTGAAACCCCGAGATAAGGAGTTGAGACATGGGACGGTTGGACCAGGTTATGGAAAGAGTGCGGAACTCTTTTGTTGGTGAGTGCAAAATTGAGGTCACAATTGCGGACACAAAGACAAACAGAGAGGGAGAGTTGGCCTATCAAGAGGGCCATTTTGCCTACCAGTTGCACAATTTTTTCCGAATGAGGCTGCGTCAGATTGTCGAGCCGCCAGAAGAGTGGTCGTCAAAAGATCTCTGCGAACTGCTGAGGGGACTCGACGAGATAAAGACTCACCTGAGCGGGTACCGTCAGCGTGTGCAGGAACGGTATGACGAATTGCTACTCGAAGAGATCATTGAAAGCCGTGTGGAGGAGGCTTTGCGAGACGCCAACTAAGGACCGTCCCCCGCCGCTCCTGGCCCTCAGGAGCGTCGGATTGACGGCCCTTGGCCATTTACCCGAGACCTTGAAGGAGTTGAGACTATGAGTAAGAAACTGACGTGGAAGCGGACAAATGACGCCGGGCAAACCGAGTCCCACTGTGGCCGGTTCTGGTTTGTTTACACAGACCTCAGTGTATTTGAAATGTCTGAGCACAACCTTTGTTGCGACGACGCCGCTGATGGTTCCTCCCTCTTCATCCGACTGTGGCACGCAGACACCGGCGTGATTGTGGGCCACTACGCGACCAAGTCCGAGGCCAAGGCGGCAGCAGAGAAGCACCTCGCCGGGTTTGCTGAAGAGGTGCGGCAATTGCGTCACCGGGTCGTGGACCTGGAGGACGCAGTCGAGGAACACGAGGAGGACTGGGAGTCCTTGACCGCCACAGACGCCAACTAAGGACCGCCCCCCGCCGCACCTGGTCCGCCGGGTGCGTCGGATTGGCGGCCCTTGGCCATTACCCGAGACTTTGAAGGAGTTGAGACCATGACTTTTGCGACACCACACGACAACCACGGGGCTTTTGAAACAAACCCCAAGCCAGCCGGACTAACATTCCCCGGCGACGAGCGAGCCTGTTGGACAACGCCCGGTCTCTACGTCACCCGGTTGCGTCTGCTGTCTGATCCGGGGTTTCCGGCATGGGACGTTAGCTATTGCTGGGGCGAGTTGGATGGTCGGCCAGTGCAGGTGATTCTGCCCTTCAGCCAGCTTCCCAAACGTGGAGTCACTCGGCGGATCATCTCATGGGCCAAGCACGACGGTGTCTACGCAAAAGCCTTGGGGATTCTGGACAACATTAGTTGCTGCTGTTGAGGACCCCCACCCGTGTCCACCCCGCAGCGGGGTGGGCCGCCGTGGCGGCCCTTAGGCCATTACCCGAAACCCCATGGAGTTGAGACCATGACCATCTTTTACGTTTGCTACAGCATACTCGCCGCCTTCATCCTTGAAGCCTGGGCGAGCCGGAGTTCAAAATGATTCAAGGACAGCCAGCGGCAGCGGCTGGGGAGCTAGCTCAAGAGTTGGGGCCAATCTCAACTCCGGCCCCCTCTCGAGTCGCTGGCTGTCCGTTTTCCCCGAGAGGAGTTGAGATATGACCGTCAAGTGGACAACAAAAGTGGTGAGCTATCAGCGGTTTTCTGACCGCCGCAATGCTGACCAGTGCGAGTCAAATGAGGCCCAGCGGGATTTCATCAAGGAGTTCTGTGACGAGAAGGGCTGGCAAATTGTCGAGAGCTTTTCCGACGAGCGGAAGTCTGGTCGCGGCAAGCAGAACGCAACCAACCGAGACGAGTTGGACCGGCCTGGACTCTGGGCTGCGGTGGACGCAATCAAGCCGGGCTACACGCTGGTCGCGTGGCGACCTGACCGCATTGCTCGCGACGTGTTCCTCGACGAGCTGGTGCGTCGGCAGGTCGAGAAGGCCGGTGGCCGAGTGGTCACCGTGCTGGCCAACGTCGAGGGCGACACGCCTGAGGCCAGCATGATGCGGACTATCCTCGCTGCGTTCTCGCAATACGAGCGAGACGTGATCAGCGTCCGCACGTCTGCGGCCATGCAGCGGCATCAGGCCAACGGGCGGCGCATGACCAGTTTCCGGTCTGTTCCCTACGGCTTCCGGCCTTGCCCTCGCGACCTGACCCTGATGGAGGAGGACCCTGAAGAGCAGGCCATCATTGATGTGATCATTGATATGTTCCGCACCAAGCACCCAATCAAGGATATTGTCCGCCACCTGGAGGATATGGAGACGCCAACCCGTGCCGGCAATGGCATATGGTATCCGCAGGCCGTCCGACGCATCCTCAAGCGTGCTGGCGAGTACCTGACTCCGGCGGAGCGCAAGGAGCGTGACGCCAAGGTCTAACAGGCGAGCCGCGCCGAACCGGGGTCAGCAATGGCCCCGGTTTTTTATTGCGCCCATGTAATGTCATAGCAAACCTGGGCCAGCTTGTTGTGCCACCAGAACCTGAGCCAAGCCGCCCCAATGGGTTTCGGCGGCGCACCCCGCTCGACGTGCCAGCCACCGTACCCGTCACCGTATTCCTCTTTGTACGTCGGGACCACGACGTGTGTCTGGGTGTCGTGGTAGACCTTGCCGCCGGAGTTGATACGCACCCGTTGCAGGTCCAGGGTCCAACGCTCGTGGATGTGGCCACTCACGACCAGGTGGGCGTCGGGCAGATATGTGGCTCGCCGGTTGGTCTGGATAACCCCCTTGGTGACCGGGCCACCGCCGCCGTAGCCATGCGAATAGTTGAGCAGGACCGCCTTGGTGGCACCGCTGCCACCCCAGTCGAAGAGGAACCGCACCCAGCCACCGTACCCGCCGCAGCAGATGTTGCTGCCCGTCCGGTCATTCAGTATCCCGACCAGCCGCTCGGTCAGATGTGTCTCGTGCCGTTTGCGAATAGCCTCTTCATGATTGCCGACTCCCAGCACAATCATGTTCTTAGTCCACGGCTCGAAGAAGTCAGCCGCCGTGCCGACCAGTGCGTCAAGGTAGCTGTCCACCTGATGCTCCGGTCTCACATCAGACTTGCTGGACCTCTTGTCATACTTGCCCTGCATAGCACAGAACAGGTCACCAATGTCTATCACCCCAGCGTTCCGTTTGACGGCCTCCTCCAGGTGGTCCTTTTGCAGGTCGTGGTTGCTCTTCGGGTTGTCCCAATGGCGGTCACCGGAGAGCAGAAACCACTGCTCCCAGTCGTTACGTCGCGAGCCATCCACCCGTACCTGGATGACATTGCGGCCCTGTTTTTCTACCTTCCAGGTCACTCGGAATCCTCCGGCACCAACACAATTCTTTGGCGAGCCTCGTGATCTGTCAGAAGCCACTCGCTGATCATGGCAGCAATCACGTTGATCATCACCTGGAGCATCACGGCCAAAAATACGGACTCAATAAAGCCTTTGGGCTTGGGTTTGTACCGCCGCCGCAGCCACTTCTTGAGAGCCGCCGCACACTTCTTGTCCTTGGTTCCCCAGCCGAAGTGTGCCCACCACTCTATGCTCAGTTGTGTGATCTCATTCGCGTGACGACCACGGTGGCCGGTTTGCCAGCCGGTCTCTCGCTGCACCCAGTACTGGACCGCCGCGAGACTTTGACCATGTGGCCGACGGCTCACGACTTCACCTCTATGCTCACATCAGGCAGGCCACTCAGCTCGACCTGAATCTCTTCGCGTGTGATCTTGACACCAGTCAGGTAGCCGCTGAGGAATGAGTACCGCACCTTGGGGCACGGCTCCTCGAGCGTCACGACCAGTGCGTCATTATGAACCACGCACTGGACGTTCAGCGGGCCGGTGCAGGTGAGTGTCGTGCGTTTGTCCAGCTCAATGCCGTCGCCAAACAACGCGAACACCTGATCAATGTGCTCCAGAGCGCCCTCAACAGGCTCCAACTCAAACCCCGTTTTCGGATCATCAGTCACACTTGCACTCCTTGCATGGGCATGGGCCGAGACCATCACCAGACCGGCCAGTGCCGGCGCAGATATCACACGTGTTGTCACCGCCGGCTGGGCCAGCGTGCTGGGTCACAGCAATTGAAATGGCCACCGCTGTGCGTCCCCGGTCCACCTCAAGCTGGTCGAGTGACCACGAGCAGCCAGCCAGAATGAGCAAAGCTGACAGCGGGGCAATACGGGCCTGCACCCTGAATTTGGACCGTTTTGGGGCAAATCCCTGAAATTCGGCCGCCGTATTTGCCCTGTGAGGCATTTGGATTGGTTGGCGTGAGGTATATGTCATGGCAAATTCAGATGATTCTCAGGTTCAGGTTCTTGGCTGGCCAGCCCTCGTAATCCCCGAAAGCCCACGAGTCGTGCTCGCTCAGGATCTTCTTTTCCAGCACCTCGGCGTCCACCCAGAAGGACCCCGGTGGCTGGTTGTGTCGGGTTGGACCGGTCACCCAGTTGGTGCCCCAGGAATTCATGACGAGCACACCGGGCCGCTCGAACTCGTCATCCATTCCAATGACAGCCATCTGGTGCGGCCACTCTCCCGACGGCTTGAGGAATCCGTTTTCGTCACGGTGATCCCGAAATCCCTGCATGCTGGCAATGGTCACCGCATACCCGTTGGCCAGGGCATCACGCACATCCTCATACGTTGTGACCAGGCTGATTTCTCGGATCAGGTGCTCTCGAGCTGTCGGCTCCAGCTCGTCGGGTAGCCCATTCACGCCCCACTCGCGAGCCAGCTCGCCGCTGTATTGCGACAGGTTGTGCTGGCCGTACCGCTCGCGAACCAGCGTGCCGTATTCCTTCACCGCCTGGGCACCCCACGCGCCGTAGCTGCCATCCTCCTGCCCCAGTTCACCTTGCCCCACCTCAACCCGGGAGAGTCCATAGATGGCTTCTGACGCTGTCTCGGCCCGCCAGATACCCGGCTCACCCGCTTGAATGCTGGTGGCCTTGACGACGTCCACCGCCGTGGCGGCACCCTGCGAGACGCAGTCACCAATGGCCTGAGTCCGCACCGGGAACTCACCGACCAGCTTCTCGACGTGCTTCCATAGCAGGGCTGTTTTGCCAGCACCGGTGCCCTTGATGGCCGAGGCCGCTGGCCCCATCAGGGGATGCCGGAGCTGTGCGAGGACCCCGTCTACAGCTCGAGGGTTGGGCGACCAGCCGAAAATTTTACCCGCTGGCATCTCGGATACCCCCTGCGAGATCCCGAAACAGGGTGACCAGCTCGGCGGCCACAAGTCTGAGTTTCTTGGACTTGTTGAATCCCCGACGAGTTAGCTCAGCCTCAACCAGATTAGTCAGCTCTGGGTAATTCTCGAGTTCCCATCCGGAAATCAAAACGGCCCTCGCCCAGATCTCCAGCAGGTTCTGGGTGTCGTCACATCCAGGGTGGCCAGCCTCGAGGTAGTCGGCCAACCCACTGAGCAGGCCGTACACCTTGGCCTGGTCTTCGGGGGGGGCCTCGGCTAACGCAGCGGCGGCGCGCGCCCGCACGCTGCGAGCTGTCTCGACCACTGGTGCTGTCGGGAGGCGCACCGTCAGCATCCAGCAGAAGACAGCCGTGTTAGCCGCGAGAAGACCCCACGTCAGACAGTCTCTGAGCAGGCTACGCTGCTGGTTCAGCAGGTTGTTCATCCGAACTCCCGTCCGTAACAAATTTGCGAAAAGCGTTCACCACGACAGCCAGGCCGGCGGTGATCAGGGGCGTGAGAATCCCGAAGTCCGAGCCGCTGGCCCACTCACTGATGTAGGTCAGTGCCGCACCACCGGCCGCAATCAGTAGACCCTTGCACATACTGATCAGGTCTACACCATTCAAACTGAACCGTTTACTTCCCATCAGTTGCCTCCAGTTTTCTGTGAATACGGAACGGATATTTTTTCATGTCCGCTTTGCCGCCCTTGGACTCGCCACCCGGTGGGTCACCAATGGGCAGCTTCTTCAGCTCTGCCTCAGTGGGCAGCTTGACCTTGGCATCAATGGCCCAGCTCACATTCACCCTCTTGGCCCAGGTCCGCATGCGTCGGACAGGCACGTACAGGCTGAAGCCCTCACCAGCACCACGGACGAGCATGCCCACATACTGCCCGTCTGCGGCGCGGTAGATCCCGCCGCCGGAGCTGCCGGGGAAACTTGTCGCGTCGGTTTGGTCATAAATCTTTTTTGCCAGAAGTCTGCCATGGGCACTGCAAATTCCTCCCGTCAGAGAATTTGAGCCTACCTGGCCAAGTAGGCTTCCGACGTGCAGGAGGGGCGTGCCCAGAGGCGGCAGGTCATCCGGCGTGAATACCACGCTTCGGGTAATGAATCCCTTCTTGCGGACTCGCAGGATGGCCAGGTCATCACCGTAGTCGGCACCGGAATACTTCAGGACCTCGGCATCAATCATCAGGTGGCCCACAGTGCGGCCGTTCTCGACCAGGGTCTTGACCACCTGGGCATCTCGGAACGTGGTAACACTTCGCATGGTCCCGGTCGTCGGGTCAGGCACCCGGCGTATCATCTGCAACCCGTTGACCACGTGGCCGGCAGTCCAGATGAAACATTGGCCGTCTCGGACAAACGCGACCCCAGAGCCTTCAGACCGGCCAGCCTTCACTGTGACCGAAATAGTCTGGAGATGAGTCGCAATATCCTTTGCGGCAGCTTGCAGCTCGTTGCCCAGAAACAGGGCAAACACCATCAGCGTGATACCGAGTCGCCTCATGGAATCCCTTCCGTTTTCAGATCAGGAAGCGGGACGCAGCCCCGCCAAGCAAAGCCCCGACGGCCGCTGAAGCCCCCGAGAAGTACATGACCCTTTTTTCAAGTGCGACCAGACGCCTCTCGTGGTCCCTGATTGTTTGTGCCAGTGTTTCGTTCAGGTTCTGCTGGGTGGCCCAGCGTTCCTCGCCTCGCCCCATCTGCTCGGCCTGAGCTAGCTCAAGACTCCTCAACCTCTCCTGTTCCGCACTCATTTTTCACGACCTCTGTGTGGTAAAGTCTTGCCTCGTCCACACCAGGGCCGACGGGTTTGTCGGACAGGTAGCAGTGCTCAAAGATGCCGGTGTCAACCACTTCCATGACGTAGACGTGTTTGACCCCCTGGCTGCGTTCTTCAACGTGGCCATCCAGCGGGCCGCCAATCCAGATGAGGCGAACAAACACGGCATCTTGTCCCTCGTTAAAAAAAGGAGGCGACGGAGAACAAGGTCCCCGCCGCCTCCACGGCTCGTGCGTTCATTTTACTCGCCGGGATGGTTGTCATCCAGATCAAGTGAGGCAGACAGTATCTCAGCGTCACCCCAGCATGACGGCCACGTCAGGTGAATCTTGGCACGTCGGCCACGGCCAGAACTAAACTCGCAACGGATTGTCAGGTCACCGTCTGGTGTCTCGACAGTGATCATGCGGCCGTTTCTGAGATCCATCCAGCGGTCAGGCATTCTCGGCCACCGTCAGGTACACGTTTGTGGCCACCGCCGGGAGATCCTCAAACGGCAGGATCACATACCACCGCCCGTTGTTCCAGCGGTGAGCAACCACCGGCACACGGTTACCGGAGTCCTCTTCAGCCTGGGCAATGGCCTTGCGAAGTTGCAGCCGCTCGGTTCGCTTGACCTCAAAATGGATGCCGGTCAGTGAGTGCACCACGTCAGGTGACTCCGGCCCACCGGCATGCTGTACACCACGGCGTGCCTCTACGCCTGGAAGCACACGCTCAATCTCGTGCGCAAACTCCCGCTCGCCAGCGGCACCCTTGGCTCTTGAGTTCACCATTAGCTCCCCCCCATCTGGCCACGCAGCGTATGGTTCTCGGCCCTCGCCAGGTCGAGCTTGTACTGGATGGCGTCAACAGCATGAGTCAGCCGCTGGATCTCGGTCTTGGCACGCTGCAAGAGCCTGCGGTCCACGACAATGGTGCGGTTGTGCTCAATTTCGCAGGTCAGGTCGTCGAGCAGTTTGTTCATACATCACCTTGAAACGGCCAAAGGCCACCTCGGGATTTGTCATGTCGCACAAGCGGGACCACCCCATCTCTCGTGCCGCCGTCTCCACCTCGTCAGGCAGGCTGGCCATGGCCTCACGCACCCCCTTGATGCCGTAAGACCTGACCGCCGACCTGACCATCTCGAAAGCCGCTGCGGCCGGCAGGGTCGGGCCACTCGGCCACCACTCTTCCCGGTCGTCAGCCCACCGCTCTTGGTTGAACCATGTGGCTGGGTAGGGGGTGTACTCTCGCTCCTGCCCCTCACGAGCACGGGCGTACTCGCGGACGGCCTCCAGCAGCTCCTCGTAAGGCACGGCTTTGAGTGCCTTGAGGATTGCCTTCATGGCCGCACCACGCCCCACCTTGCGGGGATACGCTTCATAAAGCGTACGGCACTGATCAGGCAGGCTCAAAATGGCACCTCATCATCCGGCACCTCTTGCGGTGCTGCGGCCTTCTTGGCCTTGGCTTTCGGCTTGGACTTGTTCCCCATCAAGCGGTCCAGCTTGATTGCAATCTCGGGGTCAGGCTCGGGGCCACTGCCGACAGGCTTGGAGCTTCTTGGGAAACTGAAGTTGTCATAGACCTTGGTGCCAACCTGCTCACGGGTGCAGACCAACGTGACTTCCTGGTTGCTGAAGTCGTGGAACCCGTCGGTCGCCGGGTCCAGGTCCACAAACCGCTCGCCGTCCCAGCCGAGATCCATGAGCTGGTTTCCGGTGATCTCGACAGCCTTGGCCGTGAGCCACAGACGCACAGTTCTCGGCCAGTCCTCGCACGGGGTGAGTGGCCCGTCTGGGTCTGTCGGGTTGAGCCGCCCCAACGGCACGACCGTCAGCCCGAAGTATTCAGTCTTCTTGTCATTGTCCAGTTTGAAAAACCCCTGACCGCTGACACGGCAGCGGTAGGTTCCTTGTTCGTATGCCATCAGTTTTCACCTTTCATTGCGTCCAAAAGATTTGTCCACGCCTCCGCGCCGCTGTCGCCCATGTCGAGTTCGTCGGGCATTTGGTAGCGGTTCTTGCAGTCCCAGGCCGGGCTGTAGGTGGTTCGCAATATGCGAGTCTTCCCGCCCTTGCCCTTGGGCCGGTTGCCCGACTCGTCCACTGAGACGAAGTAGTCGGCCATCATCACAGCGTCGGCCGAGCGGTGGAGGAGGTCCCACGTCTTGGCATGCAATGCCGGAACAAACCGGTCGTAGTCCTCGCCAAGAGGATTCTTGTAGGGACGCACCTGCGTGTGCTCGAGCATCACGACCGACATGCGTTTCTCGTCGCGGATCCTGTCGACCGCCCTGAGGAACTGGCGGAAGTCGGCCAGGCTAGCTTCTATCCCTCGCGCATAAGCCAGGAATCCACGCTCCCACTCGCCGTTGTAATCACGGGCACACACATGCTCGTGCATCATTCGCTCGGCACAGCTCACCGTGTCAATTGCCAGACACTTGTAGTTGTGGTCCCCCGTGGCCAGCTCCTCGAGCATGGCGAGCAGCTCGTTCCAGTTGGCCGGGCACGGGAACACTGCCGCATCCTCCGGCACAGCCCCGGTCGCCTTGAGGGCACCAATGCTCTGCTCTTGTGTGAACTGGATGCAGACCACGCCGGGAATGTTGAGTGCCAGGCTGGTCTTACCCACGCCCGGCTTACCCATGATCACCAGCAGGGCCGGCCGTTTGGCCACCTTCTTGGTTATCTGCGACAGCCAGTTCTTGCTTGCCGCTTTTGTTGCTGTTGCCATTCTTCTCTCCTCGACTTGCAGCGGCCCACCAAGCATCCATCGCGTGGTGCCACAGCGTCCCGAAATGGAGTGCGTCCATGCGCTCCTCGTCCACTCGTTCAATTCCAAGTTCATACTGGTAGTAGTGCTTTGCCTCGCACTGAAGAAAGCACTTCATGCGACTGTTGGTCACCACGTCGCGGCCGTCAGGCACCTCACCGTCCAGCTCGACATGCACGTCCTCTTTGATTTGCCAGCGGTGAGAGTCAGGCCGGTCGTGCCCCGAGCAGATGCCAAGGAACTGGCACGGCCGGCCGTAATGCATGCACGCGCCAGGATTGCGTAGCTTGTGGTCACTCTTCTTTGACCGCTGCACACGCTGGCCCACCTCCCAGAGGTCGCCGGCAAACTGGATCAGCTCGCTGGTGATCCGCTCGACCGAGCGGCGTGCGAAATACTTCTCGGGGTGAGTTTTGATCTCAAAAAACAGGCGTGCCTCGAATAGCTCGGGGTTCTCACGCTGGGCTTCCATGGCCCAGGTCACGCTGTCGGCTGACACGTCAGATCCGTACCAGTTGCACGTTGCCACGAGTGCCTTGCAGTCGGCCACGCTGATCCGACGTGGAGACAGCCGGGGCTTCTTGGCCACGTCCCAGACAACCCGGTCCACGAGCACCCCGTTCTGGCCGAGCAGTAGCTCGTACATCTTGGGCTGGCTGTCCACCGCGAGCTGACGCCAGTAGTTGCTGTTGGGGTCTTCTATATTGTCCGACGTTGTCTTGTGATCAAAGAAGACCACGCCGTCCTGGCGGGCCACCTTGTCGAGTTTGCCGGCCAGGCTCAGCTTGCGACTGCGGCGGCCGGTCTCGGGGTTGATCAGATCCGCCGTAAAAGTCTGCTCGGTCGAGATCAGTTCAATCTGCTCATGTGCCTTGATCCACTGCCGGTGGTACGCACGCAACATGGCACGACCCATGCAAGCCATCTTCCAGTCGGTTTCATCATTCAGTTCAAATGTGAACAGGGCCGCCTTGAGAGCAGGGTGTGTTTTCATATTTGCACCACCAGGTCGTCTGGGACCTCTTCAAACAGGGCATCACTTGGCTTGATGCAATAGCACTGCTGGTGGCCGTCGTCCCTCGAGCGGTCGGACACCTCGGCGGTCCACCACAGCGGGCGGGTGTTTCGCTTGACCCGAATGACGTGCGTCATCCTGTGGTTAAAGAGGACGTACTCCGAGGGCTTGGGCTTTGCTCGGTCGTAAGAGTGGCTGGCACAGATCAGCACCTTTTCAAACGGGAAGTCCTCGCGGCACGTCCAGTCGCGTCGGATGTGTTTGACCTCGAGTCTCTGCCAGCGTGAGCCGGGCGAGTCCTGCACAAACAGGTCCCCGTCGTCAGGTCCCTCGTCGGGAGTGGCCGGGATACGCACGTTGTTACCGTCAGCCCAGGCCCAGCTCGCCGCCACCCAGACAGCCAGATGGCTGCGAGCCAGTCGCCGGTCAAATGTCTCGCGTGACATGGGACTGCTCCGTCAGTTCCCCCCGTGAAACATGCACCACGGCTGGCGCATCAATGGCCACCCGCACACGCCGTTTTCTCACCTCGACAATGTGGACAGTGATCTCGCCATCTTGCGTTGAGAGGTGCAAGCTGCCCTCTTCCTTGACCGTCAGAACTAAAGCCATGTGTCGCCTCCTGCTGTTGAAGCCCCGCCCGGTTCCACCGGCAGGCGACATCCTGTCGCGCGGGGTGTGGATTCATTCCATGTTGTCCCAGTGATTTTTGTGCTCTCGCGGATATGTTCGGTCGGGATTGGGCAGCACCTTCGGCCGTATGTCCACGTCGTCTGGATTCCAGATTGGGTAACCAGCCGCATACCGGACCTGGTAGACGGCCACCCTCGCATGAACCATCTCGCCGCCAACCTCCTGGGCGGGAGTGCAGTCGGTCGGCTCGGCCGGATCAATGCCGTGCCAGCCCCCGCCGTTGCACTTGCCGCACTTTGATTTTTTTGTCCCATGGTCTTTTCTCAACTCAGCAAAGCCGGTGCCGGAGCAGCCGCCACACCGTGTTGCCACCCGGTCGGTGCCGTAACGGCTCTGCCATACGAAACTGTCGGGCAGGCAGATCCCGGTCAGTCGGACGTTCACTCGGTGCCCTCGGCCAGCGCGTCGAGCTTCTTGCCAAGGTCAGATTTTGAGCGGCTCGACGGGTCGCACAGGCCCGCGCCTTCTATTCGCTCCCATGTGACCCGTCCGTCGCGGACTCGCCGCCACGCTGACTGGTAGTGGGCGTCACAAAGCCCTCGTCTGACTGATGGCTTGTCGCAGTGTTTGCACTCCATTTCATTCCCCACCTTGTTTTGAGGTTCTCGACGGCAGCCATGTACTGCTCGTCGCTTGCATCCTTGTGTGCTGGCCCAGGCAGGCTGACCTCGGTCAACTCGTGCTGGAACCGCCGCACCCACTCGGCAGTGGTGAACCACTGCTTGCCGTCGCGTATCGCGCGGAGCCTGACGCCGCTGACGCCCTTGGCTATCCGCCGCCGTAGCGTGGCGGTGGAAATCTTGCGGCCACGCCGTCTCGGAAAGAGTGACGTTGCGTGTGCCAGAGTTATGTAAGTGTCAGGTGTCATCACGGCAACAAATTACCGTGGCATCACGCTGGCATCAAGTAACTGGGGATATTGTCTGGGTGGAAGTCTTGCATTCGTGAGAATAGAATGTTACATCACTTACATTGATATATAACCGTTACGAAGTAAGGACACGAATGGCCGCCAAGGAAAAACCAAACGTAGGTAAGACCGCTTGGTCGAGGCGAAAAGCTGAGTTTACCACGGCTGAGTTCAAGAGCCAAGTTGACTGGCTCACAGACATATCTGCCATGGCGCAGTCTATGCTCCAGGTCGTCAACGAGATGGGTATTGAATCTCTCACCGTTGACGGCGCAACAAAATTTGCTCGCGGCCAGAAAGAGATCCTTGGCTATCTCGAGAAAGTCGAGCAGGCCATTCTGCTGTCTCGCCAGCAGCACCGACGAGATACGGAGAAGTTTGGCCCCAATGGGGACACGCCGGTCATCCGGTGAGCTTGACCACACTTTGACCACACTTTGACCACAAAAAAGTGTGTTTTCCTGTTCGTTCAACGCACACACGAATTACAGAGAACTTGTTGTAAGTTCTCAATTTCAAAGAACTTGTAGAGTTTCTGTCTCCTAGGTGGCTCAGTCAGAATTTGACTCTGAATCACTTAGTCTAGGTTCAAATCCTAGTCGGGCAACTTTCACCAAACCCCGTGCCTGAAAGCGGAAACGCATCCCCGGCCCTGAGCCGGGCGCAGGTTCTTCACCAAAAAAGTGTGGTCACCTGACCACACTTTTGAAAGGAGAGTCTGCTATGCGTATTCCAGAACTCAAGAAACACACCTCCGGCCGAGCATTCGTCCGCGTCCAAAAAAACGGAACGCGGAAGGATTACTATTTCGGGGTGCACGGCACTCCCGAGGCCGAGACCAAATACAAGCAGTGGCTCGCTCGCCACATGGCTGGCATTCCTCACCCCGAGGATGAGACCTGCGGCAAGAAGGTCGCCCAGGTCGTCTCATTCTACCTCGACTGGATTCACGACGAGGGGCTGGTCTCCGAGGGGGAGCACTACCAGATCCGGCACACCCTTGACGTTGTGTGCGAGCACTACGGCTCGCTGCCGGTCGAGAAGTTTTCAGCCGAGGAACTGAGCGACCTGCGAAAAGTTTTCCAGTCGCGGTACACCCACAGAACCGCCACCCAGAAACTCGGCCGCATCAAGAAGATGTTCCGAAAGTGCCTGGAGAAAAAGAAGAGCACTGGCGTGACTGGCGAGCAGGTCAACGAGCTGCTCCTGGTCGAGGGCGTCCACAAGGACAAGCCCGGCGTCAGGAACAGTCGCGAGGTTCCGGCTGTGGCCTGGACCGAGGCGAGCAAGCTGATGCCCTTCCTGTCACCAGTGGTCTCGGCATTGTGCAAGGTGCAATTCCTTTGCGGCCTACGGCCAACCGAGGCTTGCGTCATGACGCTCGACCAGATGGACACCAGCGGTGACATCTGGACCTACCAGCCCGACCAGCAGAAGACCGGCCACCGTGGCTGGAAGCCAGCGTCGGCTGTGCCGCCGGTAGCCCAGAAGATTCTTGAACCGTTCCTCGACCGAGCACCCAGTGAGTTCCTGTTCAAGCCGGCAGAGGCTGTTGCGTGGAAGATGGCTCGCGACTCGTACTATCGCACCACCAAGGTGTACCCGAGCGAGGTCAAGCGGGTGCAAGCGGCGAGGAAGAAACGCAAGGCCCGTGGCGTGAAGCGGGCGGAGCACTACACCGCCAGCACCTACGGTGGTGCCTTGAAGCACGGCTTCCGAGCCGCCGAGGAGGCTGGCCTGACGCTGGAACGCTGGTCACCCAACCAACTGCGTCACGGTATAGCCACGCTCGTCGCCCACCAGCCGGGGCTGGGCCAAGAAGCGGCCCAGGCGTACCTCGGGCACGCTCACCTCTCGACGACTCAGGTCTACGTCGAGAAACAAAAGAGCAAGGTCATCAGCGTGGCCACGGAGCTGGAGCCACTGCTGGCCGAGCTGGTCACATAA